TTGGCTAAAGACACAGGCCGGATGGTCGCCTAAACATACTGTTGTTGTAGAAGACAGGACATTTGACATTAAATGGGCAGAGGATGCCGCAGATATTGCAGATGCTAACCAGTTACTAAGGGACAAAGACGACAAGGTTCACTAATGCTTTCTAGGATTCACTCACGTTTGAAACAAAGATTGATAGCAGAAAATAATTTATCAGATAAAGTTGCTGAAAACCTGTCCAGAACAATATTAATGAAGAAGGGATATTTGAATAAGGATGGAACAACAAGAGAATCGCAAAGAAATAATAATTCCTTACACACCAAGGGAATTACAAAATGAAATACATACACACCTAGATAGATTTAATGTTGTAGTATGCCATAGAAGGTTTGGTAAGACAGTATTTGCCATTAACCAATTAATAAAGAGTTCGGTAGAAGATGTTATAAAAGGTAAGCCAGCACCACGTTATGCCTACTTAGCACCACTATTCAAGCAGGCTAAGACAGTTGCTTGGGATGAACTAAAGAGACTATGTGCTGTATTTCCTGAAGTTAAGTTTAACGAAGCTGAATTAAGAGTTGACTTTATGGGAGCTAGAATACAGTTATATGGTGCAGATAATTATGACACTCTCAGGGGAATTTACCTAGACGGAGTTGTATTAGATGAGTACGCTCAGATGAATCCAAAGATGTTCTCTGAGGTAATTAGACCAGCTCTTTCAGATAGAAAGGGGTATGCCATCTTTATTGGCACACCAAAAGGGAAGAACGAATTTTATGATTTATACCACTCAGCACCGGAAAGAAAGGGTTGGACTAGATTCTTATATAAGGCGAGTGAAACAGGGATATTAGATGATGAGGAATTGGCACTTGCGAAACAAGATATGGCAGAAACTGAATTTGAACAAGAATACGAGTGTTCTTGGTCTGCTGCACTTAGAGGTGCGTATTATGCTAAAGAGATTGAAACTGCTTATGATGAAGACCGAGTGGGGAAAGTCCCTTATGACCCGGCTAAGCAGGTAATAACGAGCTGGGATTTAGGGGTATCTGACGCAACCTCAATTTGGTTTGCACAATTTGTAGGGAAATCAGTACACATTATAGATTATTTTGAGAGTTCAAACGAAGGCTTACCTTATTATATAGATGTATTAAAAGGAAAAGGTTATAGGTATGGTGCTCATATTGCACCACACGATATAGTAGTTAGAGAATTTTCTACTGGTAAAAGTAGAAGAGACCTAGCCTTTGACTTGGGAATAGATTTCCAAGTTGCACCGAAGTTGAAAGTAATGGATGGTATAGAAACTACCAGAACTTATTTGAACAAATGCTGGTTTGATGAAGAGAAGACTAAGAAGGGATTAGAAGCTCTACTTCAGTATAGAAGCAGTTATGATGACAAAAAGAAAATCTGGTCGCAGAAGCCAGTCCATGATTGGACTTCTCACGCCAGTGATGCCTTTAGGTACTTAGCCATAACGGATGTAGTATTTACTGGAAATGATAGTGTCTGGGGTAAGGAATTACCTAAGACTGATTTAAGTTGGATAGTATAAGAGGAGAATATTATGGCACTTAACCCAATATGGTTAGAGAATGTTATTAAAGAGATGGCACAGGACATCAAAGACTTGAAAGAAATAATGAAAGCAGTGAGTCCGCCACCTAGTAAACAGACGAAGTACCCAATTAATAAAGGTAAATAATTTATGGCGAAGTCCAAGAAAATGACAGAGCGTGAGTTAGCCGCCCACCTAGAAGGTGAGATTACATCCTCTCTAGGTTACTTAGACGGCAAACTTACCACACAACGCTCAGATGCACTAGACCGATACTACGGTAAAAAGTATGGTAATGAGCAGGAAGGCAGAAGCCAGATTGTTACTAGAGATGTAGCAGATGTAATTGAATGGATTATGCCTAGCCTTATGAAGATATTTACTGGTGGCGATAAGGTTGTCCAGTTTGAACCACAAGGCCCAGAAGATGTCGAGATGGCAAAGCAGTCTACGGACTATGTAAACTATGTCATTATGCGACAGAACCCCGGATTCAGTATTATTTACCAGTGGTTCAAGGATGCTTTACTACAAAAGAATGGTATTGTCAAACACTATTGGGATGATACCAGTGAGATTTTAAGAGAAGAGTATAGGAACTTGACGGAAGAAGAGTTCACCGCCCTCTTATCAGATGACAATGTAGAAGTAAAACAACATACAGAAAATGGTGGAGAAGAGCAAATGGATGGTGTTGCTCTCGCACCACAAGCACTAACACACGATGTTGTAGTAAATAGAACATACGAGGAGGGACAGGTAAGGATAGAGCCTGTACCACCAGAAGAATTTTTAATTAATAAATATGCCAAGACAATCGAGGATGCTCGTTTTGTCGGTCATAGAGTCAAGAGAACCAAGTCTGAACTAATAGAACAAGGCTATTCAAAGTCTAAAGTAGAGAAAGCCTTTAATAATGATGAAGCTGACTATAAAGCAGAAAGACTTGCTAGATTCAATCATGAACAGAACTCAGCACCAGAAGGTGATTTGGATGATGGAATCTGGATAACAGAGTGTTATGTCAGAGTTGACTTTGATAATGATGGTATTGCAGAATTAAGAAAAGTAACGAAGGTTGGAGATGAATTGTTTGACAATGAGGCTGTGGATAGTGTTCCCTTCTCCTCCCTTACACCTATCCCGATGCCTCATAAGTTCTACGGTCTGAGTGTTTATGACTTAATCTCTGACCTTCAACTAATTAAGACTACTCTAATGCGTAACTTGTTAGATAATATGTACTTAACAAACAATGGGCGTTATGAGGTAGTCGAAGGACAAGCTAATTTAGATGACCTAATGACTTCAAGACCGGGTGGTATTGTAAGAGTAAGGACTCCGGGTGCTGTCAATCCTTTGACAACACCACAACTAGACCAAAACTCTTTCAATATACTCGGCTACTTGGATAGTATTAGAGAAGAGCGTACAGGTGTTAATAAGAACGCTATGGGATTATCTGAAGGTGCTTTAAAATCTCATCAGACTGCTACAGGCGTAGGTCAAGTAATGACCGCAGCACAGCAGAAGATTGAGCTGATTGCCAGAATATTTGCAGAAACTGGCATGAAACAACTGGCACAATCTGTATACCAATTAATACAGAAATATGAAAAGCCAGAGAAACTTGTTAGATTAAATAACAAGTGGGTTAATATGTATCCATCAGAGTGGAGAGAAAAGATGGATTGTACTGCACAAGTCGGATTGGGTTTTGGTAATAAAGACATGAATCTCATGCACCTAGGAAGACTTGGACAGACAATACAAATGATTGCACAGCACCCAGCAGCAGGTATGCTACTCAAACCTAAGAATGTGTATAACTTAGTAGCAGAGCAGATAAAAGCGATGGGAATGAAGAATGTAGATGATTTCATCACTGACCCCGGTGATGCTCAAGTTCCAGAACAGCAAGGTCCTTCTCCAGAAGAACAAGCCAAGCAACAAGAAGCACAACTAAAGGCTAAAGAACTTGAAGTTAAAATGGCGAAGATACAGCAAGAAACTGCACTGAGACAACAAGAGATGCAATTAGATGCTCAAGAAGCACAACAAACATTAGAACTCAAAAAAGCAGAGGCTAATGTTGAGATGCAGATAAAGGCACAGGAACTTGAGATTAAGAAAGCAGAACTTGCACTTAAACAACAAGAACTTGTATTAGAAAGGGAACAAGGAAGAGCTGTTAAAATAGGAAATTAACATGGGAAAAAAGAAGGGAGAAGAACTGCGTAGAGCAGATGAAGCAAAACGATTATTGGACACTCCTTTGTTTAAAGAGTCGTTTACAACAATCAGAGAAGAATTAATTAAACATCTCTTAAATACTAGAGTTGCCGAGGAAGTAGAAAGAGATAGATTATACATAACAATTAAAGCACTGGACTTGGTGGAACAACATATAAAGTCTGTGTTTGAAACTGGCAAACTTGCTAAGAAGGAGCAAGAAGAATTTATTAACTAAGTGAGAGGAGTGACAGATGGATTCTGAAGAGAATAACCAAGAAGTTAGATTTGAAAGAGCAAGAGCAGGTTCTAGTGAAGAAACTGCAAATACAATCCTTAATATGTGGGACTCACAAGAGCAAACCGCAAACGAGGAAACCGAAACCGCTGTTGACGAGGAAGCGGTAGAGGAAACACAGGAAGCTGAAGAGGTTGAAGAAGAAGCCCCCGAAGAAGAGGGACAAGCTGAAGAAGAGACCGAGGAATCAGAGCAATCTGAGGAAGAGGAAGCCGAAGAAGAGGTTGAATTAGTAGCCGAAGAGGACTTGAAGTATACTATTAAAGTAGGCGGAGAGGAAATGGAGGTTGATATAGATGAACTCAAAAGCGGATACCAAAGACAAGCTGACTATACTCGTAAGTCTCAGGCACTAGCAGAGCAACGTAAAGGAACTGAAAAAATCCAGTCTGAACGTATGCAACTAGAGCAAGAGAGACAAATGTACGCAAATGGTCTTCAGATGTTGCAAGAGCAACAATCAGCCAAGTTGCAAGACTTCGATAAAGTAGAATGGGAAACTCTTAAACAGGAAGACCCATACGCTTATATGATTAAGAAGGATGAGTACAGAGATGCACAGGAAAGAGTAAGCAATGTAGCCCAGCAACAAGCTCTGGTACAACAAGAGCAACACACTGCGGCACAGAAAGTAAGAGGAGAGTTTGTTCAACAAGAATATGCTAGACTCGTAGCTGCCTTACCTGAGTGGAATGATAAAGACTCTACTATTAAGAAGGACATACAAGAGTATGCTA